GCAGCAACTCCTATTCCTACCCATGTAGCAGGATTTAATACAGACATCGGGACATTAGCAATTAAATTAGTAACAGCCAAAGCCCCATTAATAAGAGCCTGAGCAATCGCCCAAGCCTTTTGCTTCTGCATATATTCTCTTTCAATCTTCTCTCTTCTTTTTGCATTATTTCCAGCTGCAGATAATTCCTTTTGTTTGCTTGCTTCAATCAAAGCACTAATACTATTTATAGCTTCTGATGCAGAATTTAAATAAGATTGAATATCATTTAAATTTAATCTATTAACTTCTTTATTATACCTGTAAATAATTAATGCTGTATATTTAGCTATCTTTTTGGATGCTGGAATTTCCGACATTAATTTTTCTTCAAGAGGAGGTTCACCTACATCTTTCTGCCAACCACCTGTCCCTGGAGTTTCAAAAGGCAACCCCATGCCAAATCCTTTTCCTACACCTACTTTAGCATTTGCAGCATTACGTGAAGCTTTGAAAGCATTGAAACTGGTTGCAGCTTGTTGTCCTTTTTCCATGGCTGCTTGTAATTGTTCCAAAATAAGAAATTCCTTTTTTACAGTCTGTACAGCAGGACCAGTACTTTCAAAACTTTTAATAACATTTTCTGTCCAAGCATCCCCTATTACTTTTGCTAATTTTGTGAATTTATCAACTTCTGCAACATCTATATTTAATTGATTCTTCCAACGCATCGGAAAATCTAATACACGTAAAGCTTTTCTTCTTTCCCCTGCTGTTTGTTTATTCCCACCAGTAGTCCCCATTATTTCTTTAACTTTTACAGCATTATCATATTCTTTTTGGCTTATCCCTGCTTCTTGAAGGTGATATGCAAGTCTTTGTTTTGCATTTATTAAACTATCATCAGCCCATTGTTTCCATTTTGCAGAACCCTCTAATCCTTTTCCTGCAAAGTCTGCAACAGTCATATCAGTTAATCTTTTTAAAGTTCCTTCAACTGTTGCGAGAGTTTTGTTATATGCTGTATTCCCTTCAGCGGCTTTAACTGCTGCATTATGTTGATCTGAAAACCATCCTATTAATTTTACTAACCCTACTCCCACAGCAACCCAAGGTAAGGCTCGTAAAGCAAAACCAAGTCTCATAAAACTTTTTGATGCTCCTTCTACAACAAGAGCAGAAGACATAATACTTTTTGCTAATTTATCATACACTAAAATAAGTGGCCCTGCAATATATCCGATTAAACTAAGTGCAAGTGATAAAGGACCAAGTGCTGCAATAATGGCTAAAATTCCTAATGTTAATTTTTTACCTGATTCATTTAATGAATCAAACCATTTTATAAGACTTGTCAACCAACCAATTAGTTTTTCTAAAATAGGAATTACTGCCATGGCAACAACTGTCCCAAAATCTCTTAAAGAATTTTTCCCATCTTCTATTGCCTTGTTCCATCGCATTTCCATTGTTGTTGACATTTCTACAAGATGCTTTTGGAAATCTCCTGTTGCTTTTTTTACTTCATTTGTGTTATCTTTTAATCTCTGTAATCCTGCTCCTATGTAGTTTAATGCTCCAAGCAAAGATCGCATTTCAGGAAAAATAGAATCCATAGTCACCCCATATTTCTCCGTAGTAATTCCTAACAATTCCATTGTTTTAATAAAACCATCCGGGGATTTGAGTAATTTATGTATTTGCTCCATTGAAATACCCATACTATCCATAGCATCTACTACTTCTGGGGTAGGATTAAGTAATTTCATTAATACATTTCGGAAATAAGTTGCAGAAGTTGCTGTTGAGTTTGTAATCAATGTCATGGTGGCTAAAGCACCACTCATATCTTCTACTGTCAATCCTAATTTTTCTGCTATTGGAAGTATTGTGCCAAGTGCAGTTACCATTTCTGCCGGTTCTGCTTTTCCTACTCTGATCGTTGCAGTAAGAACATCCATCATTTTTGTTACGGTTAATCCTGAATCTGCATAAGCGTTCATGGCAGAAGTGAGCAATTTTGCAAGATCACTAATTTCTCCCATACCACTTGCAGCACCTTTAGCCGCCATTTCTGTTACTTTCAAAACATTTGCTCCCTTTATACCAGAAGAAGCAACGTAATAATATGCCTCTGCTATTTTTTGTGCCCCAACTCCTGTCTCCTTTGATATTTTGTTTGCTTCTTCCCCTATTTTTGCCAAACTATCTTTTGCAACTCCGGCTAACCCAATCATTTTTTTAAGAGTAAACTCAAAATCCATACCCATCTTAATTGTACTTTTTGCTATCATTACCATTGGTAAAGTCACCATTGCAGAAGATAAATAACCAAAAGTTCTTAATTTTTGTGAAATTGTACTCAAACGAGTTACAAAATTACCAACCGCAGCATTGTTTACAGCAGTTATTTTTGCAGTATTGACTTCTGCTATTTTTGTTCTTTTTATGTCTTCTGTAATAGCCTGACTGTGCATTTTATTAAATGTCATAATTCGCTTTGTGGCAGCATCTGCTTCTGCATAAGCTTCTTTTATTCTGTTTGCATTGCAAATTTGTGTTCTTTTATTATCCATTGCAATAGCCTGATTGTGCATTTTATTAAAAAGTGCTGTTTGTTTTGCAGTTTCTCTTGCAACAACTATTGTTTGATTGATTGCATCTTTTGCTATCATTGGAGAAACATTATAAGCAGTTGCCACACCACGCACACCAGCAGCACCAGCCAAACTATTGTTTATAGCAGATTGAGAAATAGCAGATGTTCCCTTTGTTACAACAGATGCTTTAGTAGCAACATTAGCAGCAACCACAGCACTTGTGTATTGCGTAGTTGCTACTGTTGCTACTTTAGCTGCATTTGCTGTTGCAGTAAACCCTGCTACTGTTTTATTTCGCATATCAAGAGCAGCCCCCGTCACTCCTGCCATAGATGCTTCCATTCTTTCTAAAGTAGAATCTATCTTATTTATCAAAGTAATCATCGTTCTTTCAAAATGAGTCATACTATTGATAGCTCCTTGAGAATCTACCCCTAACATCACAGTAAGTTGCCCTATAGTCATTGTTTCTTATTTATTTTCTTCGTTGGAGGACTATTCCTCACTGCTACTTTCTTATTCTGACTCTTTGCAATTCCAAGTAATATGTTTTTCATTTCTTCAACACTTTGCTTTTTAGGTTCCAATTCACATCTTTCTCCACCCCAATCAACCATAAAATCTAATGGTGTAGTTACTTTTGGTGTACTTCCTTTCTTTGCATACAGTTGTTGAACTATATTGGTAATTAAACTTTCAAGTTTCGCCCCTCTAAAATCTTCTCTCCAAGAACCTATTGGATCAATTCTGTCGTATGCTTCCCATTCACTAATCTGCTTTGAAGTAAGTTGATCTAATAAGTAATCCGGATGAACTATTCCTAATTCTTTGCAGAGTCGGAACTGGAATTGTCTTCCGGTTCTGCACTTGAGTTTTTTACAAGAGCTTCCTTATCCTCTTCCGAAATAGCATTGAGTTTTTGAGCTGCATTAACAATTATTTCTAATCGTTTTGCACTCATATTTTGACTTAACAATGAATAGTCATCAGGTAAAAATAATGCTTTTCCTTCCTCATCACATACTGTGACAACAGCAAGTTTGGCACGAAAATCCCCAAGTGCCCTATCGTAACTCACAACCTCCCCTTTTGCATTTTTCTTTTCTTTAATAAGGGACTGTTCAAAATTGTCCCTCTCACGTCCTGTCATCTGTCTTACAAAGACAAATTCACCTTTTCCAAGGTCAACTTTAACTTTTTCAAGTTCTTCTTTTTGCAATAATAAATTTCTACTTAATGATTTTTCTTCCTTTTTTTCCATTTGATTATGTATTTTTAATTTGTTAGTAATAAAAATTCTTGATTAGAATTTCAAATAATTTTATACTGCTGATCCTGATCCTGAATTAACAACTACCTGTCCACTGATCTGGATCGTAACATCCGCTGTGATCTTGTCATCAGCCGGAATAGTTAAGGGTAATTCAGTTACCAAACCTTCAAACTCTAATGAAGTGTTTTCATCATCCGGTAAATAAATTTCGTAATTCTGCAAATTATCACTCTCAAAATCTGCCTTCATATCGTCATAAGTATCACGAGTGAAGTTCATTGCAAGAGTAATAGTCCCGGCATTGCGAAACCCTGTTATGAATTCACGATAACCACCTGTACTATCAAGAGAAGTCACATCAATAGTGTCCCTTGACATCCCTGGCCCTGTTATCGAATTAATTTCGGCAATGTCAACCCAATCTGAGCCGTTCCATCTCCGAAATTTTGTCCCTACACCTGCTACGGCATTGCTTGCCATTTTTTACCTCCTTTTTTACAAAATTCTTCGTTGAATTAAAAAATTACATACTAATCTGCAATTCCCGTTATCATCCCAATCAAGCAAAGCGGGGCCACTTGAGCAGTAGATAACACTATATAAAGTCCCATTAACAGTTTGTTGTGACAAACCATGTAATAAGTTCTTTATCCTTTCTATAAGATTCCATCCGGTAGTATATTTTGTATTCCTGACTCTTACCTGGATAGAAGGTCTTTCATATCCCTGATTTGCCAATCCTAAATCTGCGGCAAATCCAGGGGTATCAAATATCGTTACACAATTTATTGGCAAAGCAGGTTCTTTATTAGTAAATAAATTAGTAGCATATACCAAATCATCAAATCCTGAGGATTCCCCTGCTTCTTCTAATATCTGTACCACATCTTTACTTGAAGCGTTCATACCTTATCCTTTTATTTGTGCATCATCTTTTACAATCTGAACTATCTTTGCTATATTTTTATAAATTGCAGACTGCAACCATTTTGCACCTGCACCTTCTCTTCTTCTTGCTTTTCCTCTTCTTTTTTCAGGATTAAAATTTGCACCTATCATTTCATGTACGAATCCTGAATAAGGAGCAGAATACCCCATCATTAAAAACTTCTTTGTAGCTGTGCTTTGACTTGATACTATTGCTTGTGCCTCTGCCACTGTCTTTGAATGATTAGAAGCCATTTCTGCTGCATCATCTGCTGTAAACCCCGGTGAACCCCCTCCTTTTGCAACTCGTGTTGGTGTCACCACGAACCAACTTGCTCTCATATTCCCTGTATCTACAGGAGTTAATGGAGCCTCACTTTCAGTTTTTTTATAAATAAAAGCTGCTGCTTTAATCAACCCCGCCATACTTCTTGTTTTAATCCCTTCTAACTGCTTATTAAGATTAGTCATTACAATTTCTTCACCTTTCACCCCCCAGGTAAACCCCCTCATATAATCTGTACCACGACTTGTTCCCGGATGTTTTCCCATTTTTAAAATCCTCCAAATGATAAACTCGGTGTTAAATATGCTTTTCTTAAAAACTCTGTTCCCTGTAAATTAGGTGTTTTCTGAAACCTTTTTATAAAGTACGTTCCGGGAATTGTTTTTGGATCATTTACCCCACCCCCACTACTTTCTGTTGCATAATTATCATATAAACTTTCTAAAGTCCCTAAATACAACATTCCTTCTTCATCCACATCTTGTGTAAGAAATACAACTGCTCTTGAAGTAATTGCATTTCCTTTTGAATCAGTCGTCAACTGGGTCATTTCCTCCCACCTGCAATCCAACTCAATGGAATCATCAAAAGTGAACCCTCCTTCTCCATCGTTTGCCGGGGAGGGCCAGTAAACACATTTTTGATTACATTTACTTGCTATGAATGTTTCCATTAGTCGTCAAATTCTTCTACTGCATGTATTGTAGCTGATTGTTTGCCTAATTTACCCATCAATCCATTAATATCTAATATCATAACCATTTGCCCATAAGGAGTAGAAGCTAATCCTTCTCCTTTGGTAGAATTATACTTTACAGAAGCATCTCCAAGTTTTTCTTCAACCGCTGTTCTGTATATAGTAGAAGCAATCATGTGAGCCGTGAACCACTTTTCAATTTCCTCTAACAGAGTATCGTCAACAGAAACATCAGCAAAAACTTCATCTATCATTGTCCCCGCTGCTGCAAGAAAAGGTGCTATCATAACATCTGTTAAAGTTGTTATACTCACATTCATTATTAATCTTACATCACTTGCCGTTACTGCCATAGTTTACCCCTTTCTTTTATTTTGCTTTGAGTTCCACATTAACGGAGTTATAATATCTATGATATCATCACTCCAATCTAATCCTAACCATTCTATCGTTTTTTCCATTTGTTTATAATCCCCTGTTACCATTCTTTCAGGCCACACCTGCCTGCAATTTACACCAGCATTCATCATTTCCACAAACAACTTTTCATGCAAATGAATCCATTGCAACCAATCATCTTGTGTTGAATATGCAACCATCCATCCTGTTTTCATACATGAGTCAATAATATCCCCTGTTCTTCTTCTTACAATTACCCATTTTGCATTTGGGAAAGCATAATGCCACATAGGCCATGTTTGACAAAGTCTCGAATCTTTAAACATCCATATTCTTTCTTTTTCACATTTCTCATCTGACAAAATATACATAACTTTTTGTCTCCAATTAGTCGGAATAATCAATTTCATCGTATCTGGTAATGGGTTTTGTCCTTTTTTATCAAACCCAAGCAAATTATAATAAGAATCCAGTAATTTTCCAATTTCTAAATTTTCATACATTTCAGAAGTCCTCCCGGAAAATGCCCCACAATGATTCACAATCCTTGCAATAATAGAACTTCCTGATCTCTCAATGCCTGTAATAAAAATTGGATTATCTGATTTACTCTGTATCATGTCAATTTATATTTATCTATTACTTTTTTTCTATTTATTGTCCGGACCTTTCTATTTGTTTTCTTAATCAACTGATTCGGATGTCTTCTGTAAAAAGCCAATGTAGAATTACAGTACCCTATCTTCATCCCCATTTGCAAACATCTGATATTAAATTCATATTCTTCAAATGATCTCACCTGCTCCGTTTCATTAAACAAACCAACTTTTTGAAATACTTCCCTGCGATACATTGTAGTGGCACTGTGAATAGTATTTTTCACTAATAATTGTTGTAATGTGGGAAATTTAATTGTTGGTTTCCACACAATTTCACCTCCTGTTTTTTGACTGTGCTGAATTGCATTTCCATGAATAAAATCAACTCCCTGCTCTTCCAACGCTTTTACAGAATCTTCAATGCAATTTGGTGTGAGCATATCATCCTCATGAAGATATTTAATATAATCTCCTTCTGCCTGATTTAAAACCTTATTAAAGTTTTGTGGCCAATTCCCCTCCCCCTGACTTAAAATCAATTGCACACTATCAGGAACGCTTGCAACAGCATTTTTTAAATACCCCCTATCTATATTATAAGGGATGATAATTGTGACTTTCTTTTTAGCAGTCTTAACTTCTGATTTGCTAAAACAACTTTGATTTACATAACTTTTTACCCATTGTAAACTGATAGAAGCCTCGGCTGCCTGAAATATTCTTGGCTTTCCATGAAAACAAACCAAATCAGCATCTTCCGGTAAAAGGCTCAATACAAGTTTTGTTTTAGGTTTAAAATCATATATTGTAGTTGTCAATTGCTGCCAGAATAAATCAGGTTGCACACATTTTCGTAAAAAAACATCCATCCGGAAACCCTGAACCTGATTTCCTTTGTTCCACTTTTCCCATATTATTTTTATTTTTTCTGAATTTGCAGGAAACCAAACCAACCCTGTTGCTAATTGCCCTTTTTGCCAAAAGTCTTCAAGTACAATAAACTTATCAGGTTCTTTTACTAAATTAAATATCTTTTCTAAAGAATTAATTACAGCAGTATCGAGATCAATATAAAGTAATGGACGATATTGTTCCATTTCAGGACTATAAAGTTGCATACGTGACCATGTGCCTTTGTAAGTATTAGTAAGTGGAATAATTTGAATGTTCCCCAAATCATACGATTCACTTGCTTTATCCCAAAGACAAATAATTCTTGGGGTGTTTGCAAATCTCCATTTTCCGTTGATGTGTCTTGAAATAAGTTCCACATCCCGAAATGCAAAATCCCCTCCTGAGCGCAAAACTAAAACTACTGTGTGTTGTAAATTCTCCATATTAAATTTTTGAATGATAATCTTCAACAGGAATTCGCCAATCACTAAGAAGATAATGCCTGTCAAAATAAGCCTCTACATCATGCACCGTTTTGAAATCCTGACCATATAATTTTATATTTGAAAGTCCGTTATCAATTTGAAATGCTTCAATAGTATATGTTTTCCCGGAACGATACAATCCTTTATCTTTTTCAAAAAACCAAAAATCTATGTAATCCATTTTATATTGTAAAGCTTTTAAATGATGTTTACCATACCATTCACGAATAAATAACAATCCATGAATAGCAAAATATCCATCATCTATAAGTTGTGTGATCTTATCATTATATTTTTCCAACAAAGCTAAATCAATATCAGTATCATGCAGAATAAAAGAACCATTCCTGTGGGCCCCTAAAAGTGTACCAAACACAATAAAAAATGGAATATTGTAGTCTTCAAATATTTGTTTAACAGTAAAAAGTAAATATATAGATTGCATCAAATGAAGTTTGCCATAAGTACGTTTTTCATCTCTTTGTGAGCCTCTTGTGTTTATTTCCCCTTTCTTCTTTGCCACAACTCTTATTAATACCGGATTTTCCCTATTATATATGGACAACCCATCACTTTCTGTTTCAAATAATATCTCAAAATTCAGATAAAATAATTTTTCTAATAATTTTTCTTTATCTATTCTTCTACGATAATGCTTGTCAATTTTAGAAGATAACACACCTTTATCACTTCTAACTTCAATAAATAACAAACCCCCTGTATTTAATACATGATTGGAATTAATCAATATGTAATCTTCAATATGTTCAGGTACACTATGCAAAACAAACCTGCAATATACATTATCAAAAAATTGATCATAATTAAATTTTGAAATTTTGTCAAATAAATTTAAAGTTTCATGGTCAAAAGAAGAAACTTTCATCTTGTTACTTTTAAAATATTTTGAATCCCTGCCATTCCCACAACAAATATCCAACACACTACTTTTTAGTTTCATATAAGGCAAACAAAATTCAGAAAATGAAGAAGGTGCCAATGTGACTTTTTGCCAATCATACTTTTTCCAAAAATTAAAACTATATGTGTTGTTTGCTTCCATCTAAAATATTGTTAACAAATCTTTATTTATATCATCCAAATTAGAAAGTAATGAAGTAACTGGCCCTCCTTTTTGCAAATGATGCTGATGCTTAAATCCTGAAAAATCCCATTTATAAGAAAATCCGGGGTATGTAAAATTATTAGCCACTTCTTCTGTATCATGCACTATAAAATAATCAACATTGTCCTTAATTACTTCAATAAATTTTTGTCTGGATATATTGCTCGATCCATCAATAAATGCAATAGCATATTTTTTCTTAAATAATTTATGATCCCATTTCCCTAATTCATCATACGACATACAAATTAATTCATGTAAATCAGTTTTATATTTTTTAAATTTATCCATCCATTTTTTATCTGTCTCTACCGATAAAAGTTCCCTGCCCTGCATCCCACAAATAATGTGCATAATCTGACTGCTATTATCCCCCATCCCATATTCTAATACAGCACCTTCTTTAATTGTATTTAATGTATGAATTAAAACAGGCTGATGTGATGCCCAAGGATGCAATATCTTATTTTGCTTAAACAATGAATACGAAACTTTACAATCATTATCCACCAAATCCATATACCTGTCATTTATCACAACCGATGGTGATTCACCTGTAATAATTTTAACATACTCATCAAATGAGATCCATTGCAATAATATTTTTCTATTCCTGATATATTGATTCCAAGAAATATCACGTTTAAAATTTACTTGTGCATTAGGTAAAATTTTCCTTGGTGTCAATATGCCACACCCCCAACCACCCCCTACGACAAAACAACTCCAATCAGACAACTCATTCTTTAACTGAATAAAAGCTTTATACATTGTTCCTAACCAGCAACCACCAACTCTTAAAAATTCTTTATAAGATACTGTAAGATGCTCATGTCTTGGATCACAAGAATGTATAATAATAAAACCCCCATCATTAAGATGTGTCATTGCATTTATGGCATCCTTATATGCCTGTTCTTTAGTCTGCATCCCATCAATAAAAATAACATCATACTTTTTATCCGGGTATTTTTTAAAAAAAGCATCGCTTGTCATAACATGAGTACAATCTCCTTTTGGAAATGGATCAACCGATTCTTTAATTTTCGCATTTATCCTGTTAAAGTTATTTTCAGGATATTCCAAACCAATTTCCAAATAAGATTGAAAATTATATTTATTAAAAAGTATATTTATGATAGCTGTTCTATTCATGTTTGTGGGTATTTAACTATTATATAATCTTCTTTTTTTAAATTTCCTCTTTCATTAAAATCATAATAATATGTTTTATCATCTTTAATAGGAAGCTGTTCCCATTTATGCTTCATACAACCATAATACAAATTCATAATCGCCTGTTCATTTGCTATACTATTCACGTACCTGTAAGCCAATCTCCACAATATATCAAATGTGCTATCTTCAATTATAATTGTATCATACAACATAACCGTTGCCTGAAAATGGTCAATGTCCAAATTATACAAAGTGTTTAATTCAGCATATAATTCAGGATAAACAACTTTATCAAATTGTGTGTATAATTTATCTTCCGGTTTATATTCAGGGTAAGCATTGGAATGTGTTAAAAGTTTATTAGTGCAATCCAAATTAATCAATTTATCCAAAGGCTTAAATATCTGGGCACCCACATCAATATAAAAGCATTTCTTATAATTTTCTTTGAACCATGAATGAAACATATAAAACCCATGATAATGAATCATTTTTCTTTTCATCGGAAAATAAGGATAAGCAAACTTTTCCATTCTTTTAGGATGATTCAGTATTGGGGAGGTATCATATTGAAAAAAGTTTTTGCATATCACATTATCATCTTTGCGTAAAAGATTATGGTAGTTGTGTAAATCATTAGCCAAAATACAAACTATATCTCCTTTATAAGTCCCAACATTTCTAATTTGAGAAATAGTCAGTGATGCCTTTTTTACAAACTTCCTGTCAAACATTAATATAATACAAAGATCCTTCATGTGCTTAATATCTTATTTTTCCAATATGAAAAATTCAATTTTTCCATGTTCCATTTAATTAAACGAATTCTTTTCCATTCTGCTTCAAGAAAATCAGGATTTACTTCTGACCAATCATCTACAAAACAAATGGGTAAATCCGTGTAAAACCGATTATTCAAATTTCGTTTTTCAATTGGTATAGTCCCCATATACAAACATTCCCATGTTCTTATCGTGTCTATCCCATTGCCTTCAGGACAAAATACAAATTTGTGATTATACATTTGATGAATATATCTTTCAAACTGATCCCCATTCCTGCCCTCATGAGAAGTCACCCATTTTTCCTTTCCAAACATAGCATACAATGGCTGTCGTTCTTTTGCATTAGTTTTTATATTATGATTCATATAAACTAAATTTCTAACCCCTCTGTGTTGCTTGCACTGGTGCTTCATTATTTCCAACTTAGGAACCTTTTTAAACCACCTGTCATTTTCAACACCTATTGGAATTGATTCAATCCGTGAATTTATAGTATTTACATTTTTACTATGCCAACATATTATATTTGCCGGTATTTCAAATTCAAAAATTTCCTTTACTGCCCCTTTCCCATCAGGTTGCCTTATTCCATAATCTTCAATACTACAATCACAACTATGAGTAATCAATATGTATTTTTTGCTAAAATATTGCATAATATCAAATAATGATTTAACATATCTCATGTGAGTATAAATAAGATCCCCATCTTTCATCTTTGATAAATCAAGCGTATTAGGAAGATCATCATAATCATCTCTTGGACGTGGCACAGGTCTTGGAGAATATGTGAAATGTACCATACCCCTAAACTTATCCCCTTGAACCCAATCAATATTTTCTAACTTGTTTTCCACTTTTTATAATTTCCTGATGTGCCTTTATCCATAATAACTCCCAATAATGAATTGCATAAGAATATTCAGTTATATATTTTCTGCTATTGTCTTTTTCAAATCCAGGTTTGTTGGGATAAGCATAAAAATATTCAGTAGGCATAATTAAAACCCCATCCACCGGTTCAATCACTACCTCAAAAAACTTATCGGTAAATAAATAATTACCTGTGGTTCTGAATATATCCTGTGAACCTGTTACTTTTTTATTGACAATTGAATTAATCATATTTTTAATTACAGGATGATTAGGCGTGCAACCAATTAAAGCATTATAAAATTCTACTTTAGAAGGATACCCCACACCCATTAAAAAATTAAGATGCGTAAAAGCATTAAACGATTTAAAACACTCAAAATCAGTGTCTATATATAATCCACCAAATTTATCAAGTATATAATAACGCAATAAATCTGATTTACTTCCATAATTATTCATTGAATCATATAAATTCCTGTCAGGCAACAAATCATCAACATCTTTATCCATCCACAATCTATACTCCCAATCAGGATTAAATTTCTTCCATGAATTTACTAATTTTACATGACACTCTAAAGGATCACTGCCAAGCCATATCTGGTGTATTTTCTTTGGTAAAACATCATAATCCCTTTTACCCCCAATATCAACAAAATTCTTTTGGTACAATGCTTTCAAAAGATCCCATTTAATTTTGTTGTCATCAAAAACTTTCTGATTAAAACAATACGACTTTTTTACAGATACTTCAAAATCAACAGGTTTTCTTTTAATATATAAAGCATCACCCCACGTATTTCTATCTTTTGCAGACTTACTATCTTTAGTAAGAACCCTCTTAAACCCATAAACATTTAAAAACTCATCTAACTCACTTACCAGACAACAACCTTTATAAACATCTTCAAAATTAACTTCCGTGTATATTACATCAATTGATTTTAACGTTTCTGCACTGCCTTTAAACACTTCTAATTCAAACCCCTGAACATCAATATTTATCATATTAAACAACTCCCTATCAAAAACAACATTGTCAAGTTTAGTAATTGTCACATTTTCAAATCCTGTAAACTTAATATGAGGATGCAGTTCTAAATGAGTTCCTGGTTCAAGAAAAGAACAACTTTGTCCTTTTACCTTTTCAATATACATTCTCCGTTCTCCTGTTTCATTCCCCAATGCCAAATTATATAATTTGATATCATTTCTTCTTAAAACACGAAAACACAACTTTTTATAGTTTGCTTTAACAGGTTCAAAAAATAACATATTCTTCACACCTTGCTCTGCATACATATTATATTCTTGTCCATAGTGAGCCCCAATATGAATCACTCCACGAATGTTTAATTTATAATCAGATATTATTTGAGATAATTTAATTAACATTTTATCCATTCTTTAGGATCATAAACTTCAAATTCTTTATTAACAATTCTTTGCCTTATCTTACACTCTAATTGTTGTTTTGGAACTATTACAATTTTATCAGAATTAGAATTAAGATGTGCCGCCCACCATGAAAAAGAACTACGTGAGCAAATCTGATGCTGACACAATCTCATCAATTCAAAATCCAAGTATTCCTGAAAATGAATAAATGAAACCCCTTTAAAATTCTCTCTACACCATCCCATATCATCACTAAATATATAATAATCACCTTTTACCAACTCCATTGCATCAAGATAGTACTTTAAAGACAAAACAGGAAATCCTTCAAGAGTTAAATAATCTCCTCTGCGCACATGTACCGCTATCGCATTAGGATTTAATATAATTTCTTCTCTGACATTTAAAAATTCTCCTATATAAAACTCTTTTCTAACCTCACACTCCTTCCTAAGCGCAGGTAAAATTGATTTAGAATATGCCGGGTATTGCCAATACCCACTAAAATTAAAACCATCCTTCTTTAATAATTCTGAATCAAACCCTCTTTCATGTATGGTTTTTGCTAACCTGTGTTCTTCCAATTTTAAATCTATTGCAAACTTATCCAAAACATAACAACGAGATGTGACTTTCCTGTACCATGAATTATTAAACCGCACATCAATGCCATATTTCATTTGCGCTCTGCCAAAAGCATATTGAAATAACTGATTCCCTAACCCTCCACAAAGTTTAATTACATTCATTTTTTTAACTATTATCTAAAATCAATTCTTTCAAATTATACTTAGGAAATTCTTTAATCATACTATCAGGACTGCAATTCAAAATTTCAATACCTCTGTGTTTTGCATCTTTAGCAATTTCAGAAAACCCTCTTAAATGCCTGTCAAATGGTAAATGATGTGCTTTCTTTGGATTTGGATTAGTGTAATTCCTGTTATATACATTATGCCAATGCTGATGTTTTGAATCACTCAATTTCATATCAAACCCAAGTAATATAATTCTCTTTGCACCTATATTAGCAGCAACACTAATTGCTGCGGCCCCACTATTACTATTCCAACTCACCATTTTTGGATTACTACTAATTCCCCTTGGATGTTTAGTATCTCTTGGAAGATATTTAATCCAATCATATTTATTTGCTGTTGGGTGACATGAAACTTTTATTCCGGGAAATTGTGCCAAAGCATCCCTGTGCTTTAAAAAAAAACCAACATCTCCAAAAAAAACAATATCAATCCAATTTCCTATTAAATAAGCAGCATTAATGCCAATAACATGCTTATCATGCAAAAAAGACATATATGATGAATACGTATTGGGGGAAGAAGAACCTTCAAAAACACTATTAACAATATTCTTTGGAATATTAAATTGCTCTGTTACTGACGGCCCCCCTCCTAATATCCAAACATCCCCCCCATCCCATATACGAGGCACTTGCCAAATCATTTTTGCAAATCAATAATAAGTTTTTCAGCCACTTCCTTTTTTAAAGACTTTTCATTAAGAATTTTCCCCTGCCCATCAACAATGTCAAACAAGTATAAACTCTTCCCATGAGGCTGTAAAACATAAACAGGCTTTACTATATTTGATGGAAGAACCACCTTCTCTGTTTCATCTTTCCATACTTCAACATCCCCATCCAAAGAAATTACCAAATTCTTAAAAGATTTAGAAATTTCACTGGGAAATGCTTCAAAAACCTGACCCGGTTTAATAATTCTTCCACCAAGTCGTAAAGATCCCCCACCTACTTTTTTCCATCTCATTTTACCTTCTGTTGTATCTGTCCTTGCACGTTCCATAATTATAAATATTTAATAAATAAAAAACTACTTGATTAGTAGATAAAATTAAGCCAATTTCACAATACCGCACTTGCCGTTCTGATCAGAACGAATTTGCGGAATTTGTATTGCCATTACTTTGTACTTTGTAATCATCCCACCTTCAACACTCCACTGAATGTTAGTAAGGCCAAACCCGTTTACTAAACGAACTGTTTCCTTCTTCATTTCAACTAACAAAACCGTGTCATCCGGGAGTTTGTCAATAACTTTGATACCACCGATACCTGCAATATCCAAAAGACGTTTTCTAATTGTCGTCCCAGGAGTAGTTGTATCATAATCATCATCAAGAACAACTTCATAATCAGTAGGAATATAAAGCTGCCAAGGACCATAATGATAAGCCCCTATACTCGATTTCTTCATATTAAGAACATCATTAAGAATACCTGCTGCCGTTTTAGCAGAAGCATCCCAGGCAGTGCCAAGAGTCACACCATTAATATCAGGAAAATTTATATAACTGTAAATTTTATTCCTGCTACGATCATCTTTAGTCCCATAAGCATAATCAGTATCAGTAAACAACATTTCTTCCTGTTTTTCCAAAATTCTACGTGCTGCTCTTTCTGCAAGAGTAGTGTCAAGTGGATTTCCAAGTTTCCTGCTTGCTTCCAAATGCCTTGCATTGATTTCATAATCAACATGCAATATTGGAATAGGCAAATAATTGGTCTGATACACTACTGTATCATTTACTCCACGAGTTACTGCATCCATTGTTAATTCAACAGACAGAGCATCACTTACATCATGCCATTCAAGAACAGTTGTGCCCATTGCATTACCAAGATTGTAAGTCAGACCTTTATCAAGTAAATCCTGTACTCCACCAAGTCTGCCACGGGCAACATCCATTAACGCTTCATCCAACTGCTTCCACTCATCCCTCCGAAGGGTATTTGTATTATTCAGCGGATTTGCATTAATGCAGATTTCACGGTAACTTGATGGTTTAGTAGGAGAACCTCCCATATATGTATTTACATATATTTTACCATCGTCACCAAGATAAGGTTTCATTTGTCCAACATTCAAGTTCCCGGAACTAAACCGGCTTGCTACGGGACCTTCAACCCCACCATTTGCCAAAAAATCAACTTTTACATCAAGCATTGTTTTATCCTCCTTTTTATAGTTATGTGATTCTTACTCTAAGAAACTGTTTTGTAGGAGCTTCACTGGAACCGGCAGCAGAAAGGCTGGAAAGTTCCAATTTCTCTAATGCCTGAGCAACAATCTGTAAAGGATACACTGTATCAACTGCCTGAGAAGAAACCTCTACATCTGTTATTTTCTGTAAGTACCCTGCTCCATTTGATTCAAGGAAATCACCAATAGCAATATCCTGTTCGTCTTCAAGTTGAGCATAAACCTCATCTCCTTTTTGCGGAATCCAAACCCGAACTTTATCCCCAGCTGCATAAGCGTCTGTAAGTCCCTTGCCCTGAAGACTATCTTCAATTGCAAACATCGGAATTGCATTCCCTCCTTCAGTAGCATGTTTTCTTAAAGTTGAATACCCCGGACGAGGTTCAACTAACATACCAGGGGACAGAGCTTCGTAAGCTTCATATTCCACGAAGTTATTCCCATAATTTTTCAGTATTACTGTGTTGTACGCCATTTCTATTTTCCTCCTGTTTATTTGACGGTTTCCATTTCAACACCAACGGGATACATCACACCACCGCTGCCACTTGCATTAGCCTGAACAAATGCAGCAGCATTAAGTGAATAATTCCCATTATCTTCTTTTACAACGGATTTATATATCCCTTCAAGGGTATCGTCATCCATCTTACTCAACTTCTCATCAGTCCATACTTTATCAGTATTAGCCTGAATCCCTTTAATCAGTTTCTCCCTCTGCTCCTTCAACTGTTTCTTGCCAAAAGCAAGAGCTGCCTGATCTTCCGCAGAAAGTTTGTTAATCTCCACTGTCTTTTCAACAACTTTCTCAACTTCTACCACCTTTGGGGCAATAGCTTTATCAAGGGCTGCTTCTGACAATGTTTCCAACCACACCCTATCTGTTTCGTCAAAACCAGACTCCTTGTTTGCAAGAAGCGTATTGATTTTTTCAAGGCATTTTGGGCATTCGTTTTTTGCCATTTTACTTTCCTCCATTTTATTATTATTACTAAATTTACCTCTTGTCAAACTACTGTTGACAACATTAGCAGAATTAAGATCGTTGATTTTCCCGCTTTCAATTTCTTCATCCTGTTTATCTTTGATTTCATTATCTTTCTTTTCATTTGCCCCTAACCCACAACCATCTTTACAACTACAAGCCCCAATCTGGTCATGCAATATTGCCAAATGGTCAGGTCTGTGATTCTTTGCTACCCCAATATATTTCTCCCCTTCGTATTCCCCTTCTTCCATTTCATTTTCTGTAAACATCCCAAGAGAAACTTCAACTTCTTTTGTTTCATTTATATCTTCCAAAGTTTCAGTTGACACATTGTTAAGTTTATCCTCATCCAACCAAACCTCTGCTTTAAGTTTCTTCCCTTCCACAGAAGTATTATAAACCCTACCCACCGTTCTCTTATCAATAACATCAGGAGAATTTGCAGAAATAGCATTTCCATCTTCATCCTCTGGGTGATAAATAACAACCGGAATCCCATTCCACGATTCAGGGAATTTACCAAGTTCAGTTATTGTATGCAATAATGGCCCCTGACTTCCATTATGCACCCCCTCTACCATCATTACGACTGGAATAACCAAATGTGCTTTCTCCTGATGTACTGTGAGTTTTATTTCATAATCTAATACCTGCTTATTCTTATAAACAGAGTATTTTCCTTTGCTTTCATTAGTATTCATTACTGCACCATTAGCTTGCTTTATAGCAGAAGCAGCACACTCTTTTTCAGAACCTCCTTTTGCCATACATCTTTTAAGTACAGAATTGCAAATTCTTGCCCACTGTTTTGCTTGTTTTTCCGTAAGGCCGGCTTTGTGCTTTTTTGCATCTTCCCAAGTCCAAGGCATCTTTCTTTCCTCCTATATTTTAACTAAATTTAGATATTCTTTTCTTTGAAATCCTCCACCCACATTCAATACAATTATACATGTAATTATTTGTTCTATTACGAGTTATATACTTCATGTCACCCCAATTCATGTGCAATCTTTCTATACAACTTCTACAATAAAGATCACCATTTGCCGTAACTCCACCAACAGCTTTATTACTTGCAGTAGGAGTAAGTACAGGAAAATCAGCATAAGTAACATTCATTGTAAGTGCCATATTTTACATATATTTTTGAATATCTGCAATCCATGGAAGCCAGCAACATCTGCAATTCGGGTGAACCGGGATTATTCCACTTGCTTCATCCAATGTAAATACTTTACCTTGCAAATGTTCACAAATCGAACATACTCGATCATCCCCAGCAGTTTGAAACTCTACTAAAGCAGAAACCCCTTCAATTCCCCAATTACGATATTCTTGTAAAGTACTTTCTGCAAAACTTCTTATTGTTTCAGTTCTGGCCAACATCTCTGCCCTTCTCATTGCAGGAATAAATCTTCCCAAAGTATCAGTAATTCCTAATTCACCCATTCCTGTACCATTTATTGCAGCCACAAGTTTTCGTGCAATCAAAGCAGGAGCTTCACCATTTAAAAACCCTTGTGTGAGAATCCTGCTTATTTGTGTACTCATTGCATCAGTGATGCCCTTTAAATCTGTAAATACTTTTCCTTGCAACAATCCCAACCTTTCAACATGATAAATATTTTTCAACACCATGTCAATTCCTCCCATTTCTTCTATGGTTGGTATTTTCATCCCTGCTTTTATCAATTCCTGTCTTGCCCTTGTTACCCCCATCTTGTAAGCCTCGTACACATACCTATTTGTCCAAGGGTCTGTAAACCTTGCTGTACTTAAAATTCCCCTGTCAACTTGTGTCTGTACCCAAATAAGGAATAATGCTATTTTCTCTGAACTATTCCTATACTTTAATTCTTCTTCCGAAAGAGGTTGCATTTGGTTTGCTTGCAATTTATCTTTCTTCAACCCAAAACAATCATTGTTGTAAACTGACCTTTTAACCATCAAAGCAAGTTCAGTAAACCTTTTGTTTACATCTTTGAAAAAAGCATTTCTCAACCTCATAGTTAAGGTTGGGTCAACTTTCTTTACTTGCTGATATGTTGTTAATTCTTTCATATTATTTCGTGTCGTCTGACTGCAACTCATTTAGATTACCTCCTTCTATATAATTTCCTCGACGGGGTAAGCTCATTTATTGGTATGCTTATGCCAAATATTAGCGACACTCCTCTGCCGGTCAGAAACCCATCGGGCGGAGCCATCCTGCTAAGTGTTTTATCCCAAAGCGATGTTCCTCCGATATATGTTACCGGCAATCCTCTTGTAACATTGTAAGCCGGATCAAATATTGAGATCCTAAGAGATACATACGATGCAAGATACCACCCCCACTTACTTTTATCGTAATCAATTATAAAAGGACTTGTGAGTAGTAATCCGATGCTGGCAGCGTTACAGGCATGACCCCACTGCTTTTTACCATCATCATTCAGCCCGTCGCCAACAGCATTAAGAATTATCGAACCTGTATAAATAGAGATTACCTTTACATAATTCGGCACTCTGCTTTCCTTAAACGGCTTTTTATACTTAAAGTCGTCAATGATATATTGAGATGATAAATTAGCAAATAAGAAACTAATTAATAATATCAGTAATATCTTTTTCATTTACTTATTTTTATCTATTGACACAAAATCAACACACTTACTCAATGATACTTTACCTTCAGATATAACTATTTTATCATTTGATTCAAGAATCTTTTTTATATCAATTTTTGACACATCATTTATTAGATTTTTGTCTTTGTAATCTTTATATAATATTACGTTGACATCATCGTCTGTATATATGGTACATTTCTCCGCCAATATAATTTCCTTAGTAGATTCAATCAATGCAACCCCCAAATTGAGTATCTTTTTCATTATGCTCCAAGATTAACTGTTGTAATTGATTTTGTTGATTTTAATGTTGTAACCGCATCTGTTACTTCTGACGGAGGAGAAGCATAATCAGCATAGTCATTTATTGTAACAGTTGCTGGAAGTGTGCCTGTTCTATTGGTCATTTGTGTTAATAATGTAACCATATCAGAGGAACTCATCTTTGTATCTCGGTAATTTAAAAGTGAGAATGTTCCGATATTGCCATTATTGCCAACATCCAATCCTGTCCATGCTATCGAAGTACCTGAAAGATACAGAGTTATAAGTCCTGTTGGTAATGCTCCTGAGTATGTCCATGCTATCGAAGTACCTGAAAGATACAGAGTTATAAGTCCTGTTGGTAATGCTCC